TGGGGTGCGGCATCCATCACCCAGGTGTGCTTGTTATCGGTCGACCCGCTCGGAGCGCTCAAGAGGGCGAAAGACTCGAAGGCCACGCCACAAGCTCCGCTGCGATCGGCGCTCAAGTTGTCCTTGGAGCGCATCATTTCCACGTCTTTCGGCGGGATCCGATCGGTGCCCGCCTGACCCTGCGCCATATTGAGATTGGTGAACCCAAACTCCGAGAGAAACCACGTGGTGCCGAACTGGTTGAAGATACTCCTGGCCGCGATCGCCCCGGTGTCCGGGACAATGATCTTCATGAAGTCGGTCACCTGCTGCCACATGGTGCGGTCGGCGATCTGGGATTGGAAACTGACGATGGCCGTGTCGCAGAAGGCCAACAGGGTTCGTTCGTCCGGGGTCTCGCACAAGCCGTTACAGGGGAATGGCAACTTGAAGTTGTCCGCCGTGGCCAGATAAGTCGACTCGCTGAAAGTCAAGGGATCCAGGTAATCGCTGGCAAATAGAGAGTCCTCGCGGGCCACCCACAGCCGATTGCCGGACCAAGCCATATGCACCCCCATCTGGGTGCCGAACCCCGGCGCACCGCCATAGATGTGGTAGCCGCTTGTCCCCGCCCCGTCAAAGACTCCTGCCGCCGTTCTCCCATCCTGGATGATCAGAACGTTGTAGGGCGAGGAGAGCAGCGAGAGCGTGCCGTCTGCCGCCAGAGCGCTGACTTTCTTTCCGGCACAAAAGCGGACCATCGGAGCTTCTGGATCAAAGCCCAGACCGCTGACCAGTGCGTAGTCCTTAAAGGGGTAGCGGCTCATGTAGACGCTTCCCGCCACGGCAAAGACCAGACACTCGTTACCGTAGCTGGGCGTCGGCCCGAATAGACACCATCCCTGGGGAAGCCCGCTGATCGGCAGGTTCAGAATCAGCTTCTTGCCGGGCCGGGTCTGCAGCAGTCCGCCCCGGTTAATGATATTGGTTCCCCAACAGATGTAGCCCTTTCCAATTCTTGTAAAATGGGTGTAGCTGTCGACCCCCAACGACCAATCGGCCTCACTGGCAACGGCTGCGGCTTGAACTGGAGCTTTCACATCATGGGCCATCCCCAGTTCCCGCCGTAGACACGGGGGTTGATCTGGATTCGAACATCTGCTCGGGGGTTAGAGTTGATTCGGAACTCGTCCTGCAGGAAACCCACGGCGGTCCCGAAGAAGGCTTCGCCTTTAACCGGGTCGGTCTTGTTGGCCTGGACGCCACGGCAGGCCGAGACTATGGCCATCCGGCTTCGCAGCGGAATAGGGTCAAGCAAGCTGGTGATCTTGGTCCAGCGCTTGCGGTACATGATCCGCACATTGGCTTGCTGCTGGGGGATCTTGATCCGGCGGAAGAAGGGCTCGGTATCCTCCGGCCAGTAATAGCCGATGAGCTGGGTGCCCTGGGTGCCGTCCGTGGCCCACAGGGACACCCCTCCCACGGTAGGGTCTTTGACGATCCGCTCGATCGTCTTAATCGGGACCACGTTCCTGGGGTCATAGGTATAGCTGCCAAGCGCACAAGGCAAACTCATACCGGGCTTGCCGGTCCTCCAGTCGCGCAAAGGGTTGTCATTGGCGTCGGTGCCGAAGACCGTGAACGTGGCCTCGTTATCGTTTGAGATGTCAGGAACGGCCACCATCGGGACCGGATTGGACCACTCAAAGGCGGTCGGAACCTCTCCCACCTCTTCCCAGGTCTGACAGGGCCGGTTGGTCGGCGAGGAGCCTAAGCCATTCAAATGAAACTGAAACCACTTGGACTGATGGTCGGTCGGGTAGTTGCAGATGTTGATTTCGAGGACCGTTTCGACAAACCTGGGCAGGGTGACGTAGGTGACCGGCGGGTTGACATTGGGCTGCTGGACACAGATGTCGATCATCCCCAGCATCGGATCCCAGTGGCTCTTGTTGGCCAGGATCTCGATCGCCTGGGTGATGTGGTCAAAGATGGCCGCACGTCCAATTGGACCGGTGATGTCGGTGACATCGTCGTAGATGTCGCTGACAATAACCGTGTCCCGATTGGTGATCCTGGTCGACAGGGTGCGGGCGGTGTCGATCCGGGTCGAGATGTCGCTGTAGGAAAGACGGGAAGTCTGGTCCTCTTCCAGGAAATGCACCGCTTGGACTTCGCAGGTGGCCCCTTCTTGGTAGTGGTCCTGCTTGTAGAGCTGGATGGCCTTGGCCATCATCACAATGGCCATCTTGGAAGAGAGCGGGATGACATCGCTGGGCTGGGTGACCGCCGAGGTCTTGCGCTTGGCCAGGACACGCACGCTGGAGGCCTTCTGTGACAGTTTAAGGCGCTGGAAACGCGGGACGGTGTCATTGGGCTGGTAGTCGGCCAAGTGGACTCCAGCAGCCGTATAGAGATGCAGCTGGCCTATGGTGGCGGGCTTGGAAGCCATGGCCACGTCAATGATGTTGTCCGGGCCCTGGATCAGGAGACTGGTGGCCGCGCCGTAGGTTACCCACTGCTCGCTCTGGTCCTGCATCACCACCAGGAGCTGCAGCTCGGCCCCGGCATCGTTGGTGGCATCGCAGCGCAGGGCCAGCTTCGAGGGGAAGGGAATGGGCTGCTGGATCGGGGTATCGCCGCGCTCCTGCCAGCTCCAGCCCGTTTCCAGGTCTTCACTTCCCGGCCCGTTCATCGTAAACTCATAGAGTTGGGCTCTCGGATAGGCCGGGTTGCGGTTGATGTTGACCCTCAGGGCGGTCTCCACCTGGGCAGGCAGAGTGACGTAGTAGCCCTGGGTGACCGGCAGATTGACGTAGATCAACAAGGGTTGCCAAGCCGGGCCGGTGGCGGGTTGCTTGTTGGCTAGCAATTCAATCGCGTCACTCATAACGCGATAGACATACGCTGAATCGCAGCGACCCAAGACCTCCTTTACATCGCTATAGACATCACCGGCTTGCAACATAGTTCTTCACCCCAAGGGTTAATGGTTTTACCCAGGCATCTCGGAGTTGGGGCCTTTCTCGCCAGGAGGCGCTCCTCTGGCTCCCTGGTCTTCGGACTCAAAGAACTGCTTGGCACTCTTGCGGATCTTGTCGTCCTCGCTCTCCTTCTCTCCCGCCCCGCCCTCTGGGGTAATGTGGTGGATCTCCAGGGTGGCGTGATGCTTGTTCTTCTTGCTCTGTTTATCGTGGCGCTTGCCCTTGTCCGTCACCTTGTAATGGACCCTGGCGTGCCCCTCCTCGGGCATGTCCTCAAGCCCGGAGCCGTCATCCAGGCCGTCAATGTGCAGCTGTGGATAATCCAGATCCTGGCTGCTGGGTTCTTCCGGTGCTTTGGGGCCTTCACCGCCGCCGCCTCCAGGTGGGGCTTGGGGGAAGGCCAGTGGCCCTGGGCCGGGTCCGCCTCCCATCGGGACGCCGAGGTTGATTTGTTTACCGCCTCCTCCAGCGCCCATCGGGGGCGGGGGGCCACCCCCTCCAGGTGGAGGGCCAGCGGGAGGCGGGGCGGCAGGGGGCGGGGCTCCAGGCATTCTTGGTGCAGGCATTAGCAGTTCTCCTTGGATCCGGCCTTGGGGATATCCGGCGGATCGGGTTTAGGCGGCACGAACATGCAGCCGATCTTCTTGGGTTTAGGCGTGGCCGTGGTCTTCTGGGTCACGCTCTTCTTGTTTTCAGTTAACACTCTCATGCGGGTTTATTGCTGATCTCTAGCCATTGATAGTTCTCGGTGAAGTACATCTTGCCCTCCGAGCGAGTCTGTAGGAACAGGCCCTCCTGAGTGGGGTAAGCCAGGACGGCATCGCGGTCGGCGACCATGACGATGGGGTTGGGCCCAGGCGGACCCGGTGCCCCTTGATCACCTGGAGGCCCAGGTGGACCGGCAGTCCCGCCGCCCCCGCCACTGGTTAGCAAATGAGTTTTGATGACCTGGGCTAGATAGCGAGCAAGAGGCTCATTGTAATCGCCGCTGTTAAGCATCCGGTCTAGAGCTGTGAGCACTGTGTCATCCCCGCCTACCACCTGAAGTTGGATTCCGTTCATAAATTAGACGATTCCTTTCAAGATGATTTGGGCGCTCATCGTCGCTCCCCCCGATCCCAACCGGATCGACGCAACACGACCGGCGACATTGTAAAAGCCCGACAAAAGGAAATTTCCCTCGAATCCCGATGGCCCATTCCACGTTCCCGAATTGGCGATAAAATTGAATTCGTTGCTCGCATCACCAGGGAAAATCTTGACATTGACTTGGTGCCGCCCGATTCCGGTCTCGGTCCAGTGCGTGATGTAATGAACAGTAACATTCGTTTGCTGCGTCGTCGTTAATGCGCTCGCACTGTTGTTGTAGGTATACATCCCGTAATAGCTCGTCGACGCATAGTTGACGCCGTCCATGCTGACGACCATTTGGATGTTCGACATCGAAGTGCTCGGCGTGCACAGGCGAGTCAGGATCATTTCGAAAAACGTGTAACCCGCCGGAAGCATGATGACTTGCGCCGTGACGGCGCTCATATTGATCGTTGCAATGACGACTTCGCGGTGCAGCCCGAAGGTTCGCCAGTTGGTGCCATCGGACAGGATCTCGCACTGCTGCCCTGGAAGGATAGTGATCGACGCAACTCCGTCGATGAGCGAACCGCTTTGCGGTTGGATTGTAATCGTGCCGCTTTGGACGAGCCCTTGATCGTTGCGGACTCGGAACATTAAATTCGTGGCTGCAATCGGCAGCGTCAGCGTCCACGCGTCTCCTGTGCAGAGGATGTACTTGCCGCTATCGCCTGAGAGCAGGGTGTAGGCCGCGCTCTTGGAGATGAATCCGGCACTGGCTCCGGGTTGTGGAAGTGCATGGCAAGTGTTGTCGCCGCCTACATAGTCCGTAACTGCGCCTGGGACTTGTCTAAGAAGCCCACTTTAGGTGGTGTCAGCCAATGGAGCCGTGTTGCTGGGACCGGAGCCCGCCGCCACCTTGATCATGTAGGCGAGCACCACGTAGGGCGGGATGATGTTGTGCCCAGTTCCAGAGCCGGTCGCGCTTGTTATCAGGCTCCGGTCAGCCGCCCCGGTGTTATTCGGAGATGGACCATTGGAGTTAAACGCCAAGCTGCGGTCGGAGGCGTTGGACCCTGCATTGGGACCGCCCGTGTTGCTGCCAGCGCATTGATAGAACGCATAGCCAGGGCTGGTCGTACCATAGTTAATAGAGGCGGGCTGGCCGCAAGAGTGGCTGTGACCGCCCAAGCCGTGCAGGTGATCAACTCCGCTGCAGTAGTGATAATGATTCTGCAGATCGTGCAGGTGATCTACGCCTCCATGGGTATGGGACGCTAGCTCCGCCACGACTAAGACGTGGTTCTCTTCACCGCCGGTTGACGCAATGATCCGGCTAGTCAATCCGCTGCCCTGGCCAGAGCCCAGGACGAAGCGTGAACGGAGGTCCGGCAGGTTGAACGTGGTCGATCCATCACCCGATCCAAACTGGGTTCCAATCACCGCGAAGGCTGCTGGGTATAAGGTCCGGCTGATTTGCGAGCCGTCGCACAGCATGGAGCCCGCAGGAGCCGTGGTCGATGTGTAGGCGTAGACCGTGCCCACCGGCAGACCGTCACCCATCGCTCCGGTGTTGCCCTGGAGGCCCGCCTGACCACCGGGCGCAATCAAGCTCCCAGTCCCGATGACTGTTCCTTGCAGAGCGAATTGCGTGGGTCCAGGCATTAGACCCTTCCTTTCACGGTGATATGGAGATTCGTTATGCTGCCGCTGACAGGGAAATACCTGAGAGCATTCGTCGCTATGACTTGGTCAAGAAAGCCCCATAAATTATACTTTTGGTTAAAGGGGCCACCGCCGTACCAGTAGCCAGCATCCAGCAACCAGTTTGGCTGCTCCGATGCAGTGCCGGGATATAGTATCAGCTTTGCCTGCGAATATGCTGCCCCACTCTGAGAAGTCATTGGCACAATGTGAGATTCAGTTACACTATTCTGATTGTAATATGCTGTTGCCGTTGCACTACTATTATAGAGAAAGCCGTGGTAGTAATTAGTTGCTATCCAAGTAGAACCACCGTTGGAACTTAATTGGAAATCTACCCATTGGTCTGCGCCAGTTCCTTTGAGTCCGGTAAAGTCTAGTTCGAAAACACGGTAACCGGCGGGAAGCAAAATGGTTTGTCCTCCTGCACCGTCAATTGTCCCGATGATCACTTCCCTCTTTAAGCCAAATGTTCTAAAGTTGGTTCCGTCTGTTAAGATCGTGCAGTCCTGGCCAGGGAGTAGGGAGATGCTGGCCAATCCATCGATGGTGCGTGAGCCAGCGGAAATGGTAATTGTGCCGGTGGTGCCGGTGATCCCCTGGTCGTTGCGGACGCTGATGGAAAAGCCTGCTATAGGCACTGGTAAGGTCAGAGTCCATGAGCCGCCAGAGCAGATGAAGTACGTGCCTGAATCGGAGGTCTGTACGGTGTACGCGGCTGTCTTGGTGGTGAACCGATTAGCTGTCGGGAGCGGATGGCAAGCGTTATCGCCTCCCACGTAATCAGTAACGTTTCCGCTAAGCTGGGCCAGGAGCCCGGCTCCAGTCGCGCTGGCCAGTGGAGGAAGGATCGTTGTTCCAGCGGCAGAATTGAGAAGCGTGAGCTGGTTGCCGCTAATCGCCGTGATCTGCAAAGCCCCAGCTTGTCCAGATCCAGCCGCGCCCGCCACCCAGACCCATTCACCGATCGATGCCCAGCTCGCATCATTGACCGTCACCACTACCGTGGCTCCAACGGCAGGAATCGTGAAGCTGGTCGAGTTAAGGGTATAGGCCGGTAATCCGTTTGGGCCGGTCGCGCCGACATTGCCTTGTGGCCCCTGTGGACCTGTGGACCCTGCAGGGCCTGTCGCGCCCGTATTACCAATCGGGCCCTGGCTTCCAGTCGCTCCGGTTGCGCCCGTGTTACCGATCTGGGCAATGACGTTCCAGTAGCTGGCGTTGGGCGGCTGTTGGTTGGTGTTCGCTACCGTGCAGACGTAGCTGGATCCGCCGATCGATACCGTGTCATAGGGAACATAAGCGGTAGCCGCGCTCCAGGCTCCGCGCCACGTATAGCCTTGTCCAGTTGCCCCGGTCGGTCCGGTGGCTCCGGTGTTGCCGGTCGGGCCTTGGGCTCCCGTATTACCGATTGGACCTTGGGCTCCGGTCGCCCCGGTTGTCCCCTGCGGGCCCTGACTGCCCGTAGCACCCGTGGCACCTGTGGCACCGATCTGGGCCATTAGCGCCCAGTTAGCGCTTGGCGGTTGGCTATTCGTATTAGCCGTGAGACACACATAGGAGCTGCCACCGATGCTGACGGTGTCATAAGGATTGTAGGCGGTCGCGGCACTCCAGGCTCCCTTCCAGGAGTAACCTTGTCCGGTGGCCCCGGTCAGGCCGGTTGGACCCTGACTGCCGGTTGCTCCGGTCGCCCCGGTATTACCGATCGGGCCTTGTGCGCCGGTATTGCCGGTTGGACCCTGGGCTCCCGTGGCCCCCGTCGGACCCTGGGCACCGGTCGCACCAATGAGGGCGATGATGTTCCAGTAGGTGGTGTTAGTTGGCGTCTGGTTGGTGTTAGCCAGGATACAGACGTAGCTAGAACCGGCATAGCCCACGCAATCATAGGCCACATAAGCGGTCGCCGAACTCCAGGTGCCGCGCCATGTGTAACCTTGCCCGGTCGCGCCAGCCGCGCCGGTCGCGCCCTGAGGGCCAGTCGCACCCGTGGCCCCGGTTGGCCCAGTATTGCCAATCGGCCCTTGGGCTCCGGTATTGCCAATCGGCCCCTGACTGCCGGTGGCACCCGTGGCCCCGGTGGCACCCTGGGGCCCCTGCGGGCCGGTGGCGGTTACCGTGCTGCCGGACGGGGCGGTTGAACCGGGCGCTTGGTTTACCCCATATCCTGGGTTCTGCAGGGTTAACTGATTGGTCCCGGCGTTAATCGCCGTGATGTTCAAATAGCCGATGGGGCTGATGTAAACGATCCCGCCGACATTAAACTGTCCTGCCCCACCGCTGGCCACCGTAGCCGTGGCCGTGCTGTTAACCGCTGGCATCGTGAAAGTCGCTGCCAGGGTGGTATAGGCAGAAGCTCCTCCAGGCGGGCCTTGCGGGCCGGTTGGACCAACTACGCCCTGGGCACCTTGTGGGCCGGTATTGCCAATCGGGCCTTGCACACCCTGACTGCCCGTGGCCCCGGTCGGACCCGTTGCGCCAGTCGGACCCGGTTGGCCTTGCGGTATTGTAAAATTGAGTATTGCCGCCTGGGTGGTTCCTGAATTGGTGACGGCGGCATTGGTTCCAGATGCGCCGGTTGCAGTGGTGCCCACGCTAACCGTGGCAGCACTTCCGGCTGGGCCCACTGGGCCCTGATTGCCGGTCGGGCCAGTTGGACCTACCGGGCCGGTATTGCCGACTGGACCCTGATTGCCGGTGGCCCCAGTCGCTCCTTGGGCTCCGGTCGCGCCGACCGCGCCCTGGGGGATGGTAAAGTTTAGCACCGCTGCCGCTGGTGTACCGACATTGCTAACATTAGCATTGGTTCCTGCAGCCCCGGTGGTGGTGGTGCCGACATTAACCGTGGCCGCTGACCCGGTCGGGCCAGTTGGCCCCGGAGGGCCGACAGAGCCGATCTGTCCGGCGGGTATCCCGAAGTTCAGGACCGCTGCTGAGGGAGTTCCGGCATTAACAACTGTGGCACTCGCTCCAGGAGTTAGAGTAGTGGTGCTGCCTACGGTCACGCTAGCCGCCGGTCCGCCTGGGCCGGTCGCGCCGGTCGCCCCCGCCGGTCCGGTCGGGCCGGTGGCACCTGGGTTGCCTTGCACTCCCTGGGCACCGGGAGATCCCTGGGGAATGGTAAAGTTGAGGATCGCATCCTGGGTGGTCCCGGAATTACTGACAGCAGCTGCCGTGCCCGGAGGCACCGTGGTTGTGGTGCCCACATTGGTCGTCGCAGGCGTTCCAGGGGGCCCAGGCAAGCCAGTTGCGCCTTGGGAACCTTGCGGGCCCATCGGTCCTGTTGGGCCCGGAATCGGAGCTGGCACCGCCGTCCAGGCGGCATTCTTGCGGCCATACAAGGTGTTGTCGGTAGGCGCTTCCGGGATCCCACCTCCCGGACCGCCGCCCACTACGATACTCCAGGCGGCATTCTTGCGGGCGTATTGGTTGCCATCGGCGGGAGCATCCGGGATGATCGGCGGCACGCTGTTCCAGGTGCCGTTCTGCCGACCGTACATCACCCCGTCCTTGGGTGCCTCCGGGACACCCTGGGCCTGGGTGCTGGTCGGGACCGCCGTCCAGTTATGGTTCTGTCGACCGTAGATGGTGCCATCCGCCGGGGCTTCCGGGATCCCGCCGCCCCCGCCTCCGGTCTGAATCGGCTCCCACAAGCCATACTGCCGACCATAGACTTGGCCGTCCAGCGGGGCTTCGCCGACCGCGACACCGATCTCTGGGCCGAACTTTAAAACGACCTCGGCGAGATACTGGGCAATAGGTTCCTGCCAGTCGCCGCTATCGAGGATCCGATCGATGCAGGAGGCGTAAGAGTCTTTCGCTTCAATATCCCACCAAGTATTAGGCATGCTACTTCTTGGGTTTCTTTCTGAAACCCCCCTTCGGTTTCTTGGCTATGTTATGGAGATCAGCCGGTTCAATGTCTCTGGCTATTCTTGCCGCCGCCTTGGAGTAAGACTTCGGCACCTCACCTTTCTGCATCCCACGCGCTACGCCCATCAATCGCTGCTGGGCGGGCGTGGTACGTTTACCTTGTATTGTTCCTTTGGGTTTACCGGGCATAAGGGGGTTACCAGTTGGTGTCGGCATCCCAGTCTCCAAGCACTGGAACAAATCCTGGTGCCTGTGAGCTGGCTAAAGTGAGTTGATAAAGCCCAGTGGTGCGTGCCGAGATGGCGCTGATCGCCACGTTTCCGATTCCATCCACGTAGACTTGGTTCAGAGTCGCGCTGTTGCCACTCATTCGAACCGTGGGAACCTTGGCCATTTCATGGGGAAAGAGCACCGCAAGTCGGGCTGTGGTCGAGTTGTTCAGGAGTTGTCCAACCTGCATATAGTTGCCCTGACACGCCGCCACGTTGAAGGGAGCCGACTTCTGATAGTAGCGCTTACAATCTCGGATGTTCCTTTGGTACTCCAGGTCCAGCGGGCCATTGGGCGTCATGCCCGGCTCGTGGATGATGTACCCCAGGTCGAAGGTCGAGTTCACGGCTTGCGCAGCGAAGTTGCTCATTCCGGGACAGCCCAATAGATTGGCCGCACTCCAGACATTCGCCGTTCCCGCCATGTAGGTGGATCCGCAGGCGATACACACGGCAAGCTGATAGCCGAGCGCTCCAGGAGCCAAGGGAAAGCTGCCGCCCGCCGCCCAGGTTGGGATGTTCCCCACCGGGATCAGGAACCACGCATTGGCCGTATTGATGGTGCAGAGGTTGGTAATGGAGTAAGCGTTGGCCGAATCCCGCAGTGACACGCTAAAGGAAATTGGTGCTACGCTGGAGCGGGCCACCAGGGAGACCGCCGTTCCGCTGCTGATCAGCTCGCGAAGACGCGGACCCTCGATGAACTGCAGGGCCGGGATGATATAGGAAGCAGCTCCTAACGTTCCCTCCTGGGTGGTTAGCGTGTAGCGAAGGAAGTTCTGACTGATACAGAAGTTGGTTCCGGCCACCACCACATTGCCGGTCATCTGCTTCACTGTCCCGCGATTGGATCCGCTCTGTTGGTACATCCAGCGGTCCTGGGCGAAGCCCGGTGCGTTCACCCCTGCCGCGATTGTCCTGGCATCCACCTCGAACGTCGCGTTGCCCAGGCTGTTGTAGGAACGAACAACCGGGGCCACGCTGCGAACCATCGAACCCAGGTCATGAGTGGCGTTGTCGCCGCCCACGTAGTCCGTAGACGCTCCGCTCATCTTGGTGACCAGCCCCGGCTGAGTGGCATCGGCCATCGGGATGGTCTGGCCCACCGGCACGTTGTACGCCGCCTTGATGATGTAGTTGATGGCCACCCAGGGCGGCATCAGATTGAACCCCTGGGTCACCCCGCCAGAGCCGCCATTATACTGGATGCTGGCGCTAATCCCGCTGCCACTGGCGTCTAGGGTGATGCCCGTTGGCGCGGCATTGATATTCGCGTTACTGGCCGCGATGCTAATCCCGGTTGCACTGGATCCGGTATTGGCTCCTCCCACAACGTTGCCGTAAGGGTTACCGCCGCTGGCGATCCCGCCGCCAGTCCCCATCCAGGTGTAGGTATGGGTGTGCCCGTTGTCGTTGACCCCGTGGCCGTGCGGGCTCTGGCCATGGTTGTGCCAGGGATCATGCAGCGTGTGGTTGTGTCCGTTGTCGGTCCAGTTGAGCCCGTGATTGTGGTAGGGCATCTCGGCCAGGGAGAGCGTGTGCAGCTCGCTGCCACCAATCTGGGCCAGTACCCGGCTGGTCAGCTGGTTGCCCTGGCCCGCCCCGATCGGGGTCCGGCCCCGCAGGTCGGGTAGGTTAAAGCTGGTGGCAAACCCGTCGCTCGAACCCCAGGGCGATCCGGCCCCGCCCAGGGCGGTGTAAAGCTGTGGATAGAGGTTCTTGCTGACCGCGCTGCCATCGGCCATGAGCCAACCTTGGGGAATCCCAGCCGCTGCCCATTGCATGATCGATCCGACAATGGCCGGGTCGACTCCGGCTGGTCCGACTATCCCGCCCGAACTGACCTGGGAGTTGTTCAGCACCGTGGCTCCCGGAGCGACGTTGCCAGAGTAGCCTGGGTTAGAGACCGTGATGTTCTGCGGATTGGGAACGGCCTGGACGATATAGTAACCGCCGCTCTGAATGTAGATGGTCATCCCCACCGCCATCCAGTTGGAGTTGACGACCGCCACATTAACCGTGGTGTTGACGTTGGGCTGGATGAAGGAGCTGGTCAGGGTGGTGTAGGCTCCCTGCCCAATCGGCCCGTTTGGACCGGTCGGGCCCTGGACACCCTGCGGCCCGGCCACCCCGCTGACCGCCACGCTGGCCCCGGAGTTCACCAGGGTGCTGGAGGCGGCATTGCCCACGGCTCCGGTGTTGATCACGTTAACCTGAGTCGGGCTGGTGACCGATTGAACCTGATAGTTTCCGGCCCCCTGAATAAAGAGCTGCATCCCAGGAGCCATGAAGCTGGTGTCGGCCACGCTGATTAAGACGGCCTGACTGGCCGCTGGGGTAATGAAGCTGGCGGTGGTGCCGGTATAGGAATCCTTGCCCGCCGGGCCGATCATGGCCGGTTGCCGGAACTTGGCGGCTCCGGCGTATTGAATCTCGTGGTCGTAACAGTCGAGGTAGAACGTCGGTGCCACCGTACCTCCGGCCAGCTTGGCCCCGCCGAAGCATGGAGCTAATCCGGTTCCCGCAGCCGGGCACTGGCTGATGGCGATCTGGGCGCACATCGACGGATTGATCGGCGTGGCTCCCTGGGCATAGCTGGCGATCGAGAAGCTGGCATAGACGCTATCGACCGTGACCTGAAGATCATACCACGTATTGGCAGCAAGCTGGACTCCTGAATCGCTGTAGACCTGGGTGCCGCCCCGGCGGCAGTAGCAGCCCCAGTTGTTAGGAGTCGATCCGGCATTGGTGTAATAGAAGAAGACCCCGTTCTGGAAGGCGGCGGTGGGAAGGTTATCCATCCACCCGAAGTAGAAGCTGAAGCTGTCGGCAGCAGTGGAAAGGGCAGGCAGCAACACCTTAGCGTGGAAGTAGGTAGTTCTATTACCCACCTGAACCGCTGAACCGCTGCCGCTTAACCGCATGCCAAAGGTCTGCCCGCTGCCCGCGTTGCCTGAGAGGATGGCAATCCCCTGGCTGTCGGCATCCACCTGCCCGCCGATTACGCACCCGCCGCTCGGAATTGACCAGTCCGCTATTCCATTCTCAAAGTCGGTCTTGTAATACTCCCGGTTGAGGGCCTGGGGAGCCCCGGAGGCGTAAACGTAGGAGCCGCTGGGAATGGTGGTATTGGTGCTGGCATTGCCCTGGTAGCCGAGGTTCTTCGCGGTGATCAGGTTGGCCCCGCCTACACTGGCAATCTGATAGTAGCCCGCCCCGGTGATGTAGATGTTCGCGCCCACGGTCATCCAGGCGGTGGAGTCGACCGTGATAGAGACAATCGATCCTGGGGCCGGGACGGAGAAACCCGCGCTGGTTATGGAGTACGCTCTTGCGCCCGGAGTTCCAGATGGGCCTTGAGGACCAACTGGACCCGGCTGACCATCATTACCTGTGGCTCCTTCCACGCCGCCTGCCGTAACCAGTGCGCCAGAGGGTATGACCGACCCAGGGGATGCGGCGTCTGTCCAACCTGGATTGTTAAGTACCAAGTGGGTGGAGTCTGGGACGGTTGAGACTTCATAATAACCGCCTCCGACAATGAAGACGACTGAGCCTGCCGGGCACCACTGGGTCTGGTTGACCGCGACGGTGACGCTTGAGTTGACGGCTGGCTGGGTGAATTGGGCGGTGGTGACCGCCGTCGAGGCCGGACCGGGCAACCCCTGGGCTCCCTGGGCCCCAGTCGGGCCCTGAATCCCCGGTGCCCCCTGGGCTCCGGTCGCTCCTTGGGCGGCAAAGACGCCCCAGGTGGTCGGATCGGTGCCGGGAATGACGTTTACGCTGGTTTTGAGAGCGATATAGGTGCTTCCGCCGTAGGTGACACTGTCGTTGACGGCGTAATTGGCGCTCGCGCTCCAGGTTCCCTTATAAACAATGCCCGTTCCCATCGGGCCGGTGGCTCCCTGGGGCCCTACGGGGCCGGTGGGGCCGGGAACGCCCTGGGCCCCCTGGCTTCCGGCAGCACTTATGCCCTTGGGCGAGGAGATAATGGTGCCCGGCTGGGCGTTTCCGGGGGCGTTGGCGTTAACCAGGGTGGCGTGAGTCGCATCAAAGACGCTTTGGACGGTGTAATAGCCTGCACCCTGGATGTAAATGGTCGCTCCACCCATCATCCAGGCCGTATCCAGGACCGTGACGTTGACCGAAGTGCCCGGATTGGGGACCGTGAAGGGGTTTTCGAGGGTGGTGTAGCTCCCAGGCCCCGGCGGACCCTCTGGACCGGGTGTGCCCACGATCCCAGGGAGCGCATTAAACATGATGGGGAGCCCACGGGCCATCGAGGCCACGTTGACGACCCTGACGACTTGAGTTGAGGCATCAGCCATAGTTATTCACAGTCGGTGTTCCGATTTGGAGCGCTGGTTACCAGTACTAGGGAGGTGTCAAATTCTGCGAAACAGGCCTCAAAACGGTGATCTCGCCCGCAATAATGGTCGCGGCCTGACTTCCAGGGGTCATGTAGCGCACATCCATCACGTAAGTGGCGTCCGGGGGGATATTCTTGCTCTGATCCATCGTAATGGCTTCAAAAGGCAGGATTCCGCCCGTAGTTTGGGCTCCTGGGACGGTTTTGAGGAAGGTTTGGGCCACCGCCGCGCTGTCGGGGTCCAGTTTGCTCTTTTTGGCGGTGAAAACGAACTGATAGTCGGTGATATCGAGTCCGCCGGTCCCATTCATGAACTGCAGCAGGTACAGAAGCGAATCTCCCTGCCGAATCGTCTCTTTGACGTTAAATGGGTCCGCATAAGGGTCGGCTGAGTCGGCTTGCTGCATATCTCCTTAAAGTTGGGCCGGAGAATGCGGATCTCCGGCCCTTCTGCGATGGCTGCTAGGCCGATTACAGAGAATCGGTGACGCTGTACGGGGTGTACCCGGTGCAAGGCGTCAGGTTGAAGTTCATCGCGCAACGCTTGTAAGCGATGGGCATGATCGCATGAGGCCGCTGAGGCCGGTAGGCCCTGGTGATCTCATAGATGTGATACCCGTAGTCGCCCCAGGTATTGCAGTCGTTGTCCCTTAAGACTACGAATTCAAGTTCTCCTTGCGCGTACTTCGTCGGGAACTGAAAATCGCCCACTCCCGTGTAATTGTCCGGGACTTGCCTCATGAAAGAGTTGGCAAAGACCAGGAATCCGATCTCGTAAAGGGCGCTCCGGTAGGCCGGATTGGCTCTGGCTCCCACTCCGATGGTCGTCGGCACGCTGATCTCGGGCTCAATGAAGTTGGGCAGCAAGTTGGCTCCCCAGGTGTTGAAGCGGAGAGGCTGCTGATCAATTCCGAATACAATGCCCCTATAGGGCCCTTCCCAGGCGTATGCGCTAACTCCCTCATTGCCAATCTCATAGCGACCGGTCGTCAAGTACTGCAAATCCTGGTGGACACCCAGCTCGTCGCGCATCAGCTCGATGGACTGGAGGCTCCCGATCCACTTCGCCACGACACCTTTATCGGAGTCGAACGGCTCGGCGAGAAGATCCTCGTGCATGTAATTCGCTGCATATTTGAGCAACTTAAAGGACAGCGGAGAATCAGGATACCAGTAGTCACGGAATACGGTATCGATGCGTTGAGCATCTCCCGTGACCATGTTTTCGAAGGGTTGGGTGCTTGATACATTGCACTTAACCCCGGAACGAAGCAGTAATGTAGACCGTACATCGACGTTCATGATGTAGAGAACCTGCTTCTGGAGCGCATCCTGAGTGGCGATGTAGCTCTCCTGGAAGCTTTCTCTCATTTGCTTACAGCAAAGCTTCGGACCAACTCCGCGAATGCTCTGCAAGCGGGTGGTGTACTCAGTGGAACCGACCTGGGCCTGAGTCCCTGTGTTTCCGCACATCAGGATATCGTCCGTAAAGGCCGGTTGAACCAAAGAGATGTTCATGACCGGGCGCTCCATGATGATGGCTCTCTGGTCGATCGAGACCCCATTAGGGAATGTGCCTCCATCGAGGATGTCGATGTAGGGAGACCGGCGAACGAGCAATCTGAGCACGTTTCCGGTGATTCGACTTATGTCTTTGTTGCCGAAGTCTTGAGCTTGGCGGGGCGTAACTAGGCAGTCGCCTATAGTGCTTGAATCCTTTCGCTTCGTGAGCACACGAAGCCGGTGTTTCTACGAGTCAAACACCCGATTGATCTGGCCCCCGGTGACAGGGCCCCGAAATCGCCCATTCTGGCGGGGGCGATGGAGGAACCGCAATGGTGGTTCTAAAGCATTACGCCTTAGTGCGCAATACCTTATTTCACCTTGGCCTGGAGGGCAGCGACTTGCTGCTGGAGCTGGGCGACTTGCTGCTGGAGCGTCGAGATCGCTTGCGCGAAGTACGGATCGCGGTTTCCGGCGTTGCTGGAGGGGTTGTCGGCCATGATTGTTTTAAGACTAATTGTTCACGTGCGATGCGGCGTCCATCTGGGACTTTGACGCCATGGAAAAGAGCGCAATCCGTCTTGGAGATGTAATCCCAGTCCGCGTTGGTAAAGGAACCCATCCGATACCACTGGTTGATCACCGGGGTGTCGACGGCGACCTTCAAAATGGTCGGCGCAAAGGCTACGTCCCATGGCTGCATCCCATGGCATCCGGTCAGCTCCTCGTGTTTCTGCCAGAACTGAGTGTGGAAGATGGCGTTGCCGTTCATGTGTGTTGGAGCGTAGTTGTCTGGCCCGTGAAAGTGGCCCGTCGCCTCCTTGCCCTGGGCCTTGGCCTTCTCCCAGGCTTGCGCAAGAACGTTGATCCAGTCGGGCTTCATCGGGATGCAGTCGGCCTCGAAGGATAGGAACCCGTCGCAGGCCACCTCATCCATCCGGTACATGTTGTACATCTGCCGGATCAGAGCGCACCACATGGTGTTGGGCCCGTGCGGCCAGCCGGTGGCGAAGTCCCAGCATTCGACCCCCTTGGCACGGGGGAACTTGGTTCGCAGCCGGTCAACCAGCCGCCGGGTGTCGACGGTTTCGACATCCTTGCGGGTAAAGAGGATGAACTCCACGTCCTTGCGCGGGACCGGTTCGAGATCGGTGATCAGGTTGACCAGCTCTTCGGCGGCTGGCAACTCATCGGGAATGATCTGTAAGACGAGGCCTAGCATGGGGCGGTGAGGTGGCCGTCCAGGTGATCGACCAGTTCTGCGGTCCAGGGAGTGTGCGACCAATAATCTTTGAAATGGTCAAGTCGGCCACGTTTGTTGAGGTCTTTAAGGTCACGAACCCAGTAGGTGCCGGGCTGAAAGTGAGCGGCGTAGTAGCCGAGGTTCTCCAAATCACAGAAACTGAAGGGGTGTTTATGATAATCCTCCCAGCGATATGGGGTGCTGCTGTAGACGGCGGCATAGAAGGGCAGATCCAGGTGCTGCTCAACCATCAGGCGGGCCCCGTAATAGGTGCTCCTGGCGAAGATCCATGGCCTGGAGACCATGTAATCCTTCTCCAGAGTATAACCTGTGGAACGCTTTACTACCCCCGGCCACAAGCTATGGGCCCCGCCATCATCGCCCCGGTCCCGCCACTCCAGATAGGGCAGGATGATCTTGGTGAGACCGCCTTCATCCTCCACTACATATTCCGACAGCTCGGCTGGCTCTGTTAAGAGGGTGTCACAGTCCAGCATGATGATCGGGTCGCCTCGGGTCCAGTAGTCCGCGCAGGCCTTGGCCCACAAGGCATGCATATAAGGGTCGGGCCAGGGCGTTACGTAGATGTAGATCGTGTTCTTGATCTCGCCCCAGGTCCGAATCACATCCTTGCAGTCCTCGTCCACCATCACCACCACCTCGTAGTCCGGGGTCCGCCAGTTCTTCTCCAAAAACTGCAAACAGAAACAGAGCCAGTTGAGCTGGGCTCGGCATCCCTTCACAAAGAAGCTGGTCATCGGGGGGTCCATAGCCTGGGTTCGCCATTTGATGGTCCTGCGGCTTGTCGTTTGAGGTTCTCTTCATCTAATGGGCGCAGCGTGTCATGATCAACTTTGAAGTAGTCACGCAAGAACTCCAGCATCCGTTCTCGCAAACCGATCTCAATCTGGTGGGCGGTATCCCCGTCCACGAAATAGCAGTGTTGGGCGTTGAGACAGCCGGAGTTGCCGCAGACCCTGTACATCGTGAATCCCGGAGGAATCGAAATCGGTACACCCATGCCGCGCATGTCCGGGTCCACATATTCCACACAACCCTTCTTAGTGACCTTTCTGTCCAGGTTCATCGAGGTATACGAGGTTCAACCCAGCGCTCCTCGGGATCAGGATGGGGCAGAGGAAGAGGATAGGCTCCCGGAGGAGGTTCCGGCTGCGAACTCAGAACCGTAAAATCGCTTTCGGCGGCAGCTTGGGCTTGTTCCGCACTGGCGTAATTCTGGAGAATCTGCCGAGACACTCCACGCCCACTGCGCCTTTCCCTGTGGAGCTGATAGTTTCCGTCTCCAAAGTGCAGAATGTGATAGGAGACAGTTCCAGGGTGCGCTGACCAGACTTCTTCTTTACTCCAGTTCATGGCTTTCCTCGTGTGTGTTCCGGGATGAAGCACTTCCTGCCGATATGGCCAGCGACAAGTTCCACGTCGAGTTTCGGCCTAAAACCGGCAGTGGTGGCGCGCTCACTGAAACGAACATCCTCCCCTTTTGCCGAGGTGGTATCGAAAAAGCTTGCCTTTCCGTCTCTAATCTCGGAGTCAGTCCTTCCAATTGCTTCAAATACGCGCCTATGTATGAGGACGCATCCGAAACCGAGCCAGCCAACATCTTTGAGCCCATATGCCTGATTCAATCTGATGAGATTACTGAGTTGCCGGTCGGCTTCGTGCCGTGGTTCCAGATCCGGCTGAATAACCATTTGGGAACCCTCTGTACGCGCAGCATAGACCGCCCCCACGAAGTCCTGATGGTGTCCCAGGAGGCGTTTAACTGCATCGAAAGCATACTGCTCCGGGCGCAAGTTGGAGATCTTACTCTTGTCCTTAAACCACTCGGGGCTTCCGAAGGGAATCAGCATGTCGCTGTCGACCCAGAAGCTCCATTCGGCTTTGGTACGCAGGAAGCGCTCGGCGACTAAGTTCCGGCCCCGGATCAGCAAGGTCTCGGCCTTGATGATGATCGGCATCTGATGGTTGCGGATCAGCACGCTGAAGGCCTCCAGGACGGCGGGTGAGAAGTCCCGGTCGGTGACACAACAGAAGGCAATCGTGCCACGCTGGGTCTCGCCGTTGGATGACTGCTGAGTCGGAATCTCTTCCTCGAACTTCACGAGTTCTTCGACCGGCGTAAGGGTTGGACTAATCGCCGGTTCTTTACTGGTCTCGGCCTTGATCCGGGCCGCGATCCCAGGGTCGGCAAAGACCCGATTGGCCAGCGATGACTGAGTCATCAGGCCTGGAGAACCATTATCCGGCACCGTGCCAGCCTGCATCATCGCCTGGGGCGATGCTCCAAAGATCGGGGCCCGATTCTCCGGCGGGGCGGAACTCCACTGGGTCCAGGCGTCCCAGACGTGCCGGGGCAGCATATTGTCGCCGCGCATCCAGCCTTTGAGGGTCTGGATCGAGGTGCCGAACTGCGGGGCGGCACTTTCCACCCCCCACATGATGATATGCTGCTTGAAGGCTTCTTCAGTCATTCCACTTCTTTAAGTGCTCGAACTTGACCATTTCCAGGACTCCGATTAATTCGCTCACCGAGAGATTGTCATACTTTGGATCGGCGATAATCTGCCTAAGTTCCTCCAGAAGCTGACTGGAGGCGCGCATTTCGGGAGGATCGATGACGTTGCTCATGTGTCATCCTAGTTCCACATGAAGATGACGCTCCAACCATTGGGCCACGCCAGAAAGACCGCTTGGTCAGTGGCGACGTACTTCATTCCCCTCCATCTGCGCACTTTCGTTTTCATGAACCGGCTCCTCCGAAGTACTCGCGCAAGGCGGATCTGGCATCCCTAGTAGAAAGCGCTGATGGCTGCTTGACCTCCACGCCGCCGCCGGTACGACCTGGAAGGCTCCGGGCGCGAGTAACACGGTTATACTGCTGTTTAAGTGATTCATAGTCTGCCAGGAGTTCATCGTAATCGACGCACTTCTCTTTGTAGAGCCGGTCCACCTCAATCCCGTAGACCGCCTGGGCCACCACCCGCACGTGCTTTCTGGGGCCCCCGTGCATCACGTCCCCCATGGTTTTCTCAAAGAGGGTCTTGTAGCCTTCGACCCGGTTATTGTGCTCGTTGTACAGGGCCCGCTCCTCGTCCGTCTGGGCCTGCTCCAGGTCTTTGAGCTGGGCCCACTCACCGATCTGGGAGACCAGCCTGTTGGATTCGTCCTGGGCTTCGTTGGCGTAGTTGAGGTAATAGTCGTAGGCCTTCTGGGTGTTGTAGGCGGCGATCTTGTCCGGGGTAGCCGTGTACTCGGTGACCATCCGGTTGCGATCATCGATCTTGG